GTTCATCTGCGTCACACGATACATCCATCCATCTGTCGTCTCGATGAGTTGCCATCCGATTGGGCGATCTGGGTGATCACGAGATTGGATCGAGCCATCGTCACAAATCACATACACATTACCAGCCTTGGGAAAACCCTCTAGATCTAACCCAAACTGGTACGTGGACATGGTAGGACCAAGACGCGCTTCGGGTGTTGGCAGAGGAAACGCGGTGAACATGAGACCAGGGCGAGCGAGAGTCGTCGTCATTGTTTGTGGATGACTTTTCCGTGTCAACTGAGTTTAGGCGTGCACATGACATAAATTTTCTTGATACATAGAAATGGATGCGTTTCGGAGAGAAATAAATCGTATACGGCGCGTAAGATTACAGGGGCAGCTGAATAAGCTAGGGGTCAAACATAACTCTACTCTTTCCCGTAACAATCTTCGCGCACTGCTCAATCGCACGAGAGCAAATGGAAACAAACTTGCTCGACAAGCTGCTGCAAATAAAATTGCGAGAAACAAACTTGCTCGACAAGCAAATGCAATTGCAACCGCGAGAAAGAGAAACACAAGTCTTTCTCAGCGAGTCAATACAACTTTAAATGAACCAATGTTTGTGTAAAATTTTCTTGGTACATAGGAAATGGCTTGGCTTGAACACCCGTTAAATTATGAAAAAGTTAGAAAGGCTGCAGCCAAAGCAGCCAAAGCAGCAGCCGTGCGTCACAGCGCAGAAAATAAGGCAAAAATTGCAAATGCTAGACTCAACGCCGAACTCAAAAGAAATGGTTTCACTAATGAATCTATTCGAAAACTGATGCGTAACCTACGTTAATTGGACAATTCCATTGTTTAATTCAGGATACTTTGGGTCTTTCGTGATTCCCAAATAGTATCCAGGCTGGGTTTGGATACCAAAAAATTTATTTACAAAAAGACCAATCAGAATCCAGGCGAGGAGAAAAATAGCCCACGCCTGGGCTCCCTTGAGTTTAAACACGAGCGCCCCAACCAACCCAGATCCCATAAAAGATGCGAGCCAATCGAGAATTGTCATGTTGAAGATTTTTGGTTCCATAGTACCCTAATGGAATACTTACATTTTCTTACCGTTCATCTCCTGGAGACGAGCCAGTGTCATCATCACCACGATGGACAGCAGCGTGGTGAACACGGCGCTCAGCAGGTAGTAGTTACCGCCGTTCTTGTTGACATTCACCAGCTGGGAAATGACCCAGCGGATCACGTCCATCCACGCAATCGCAGTGGCAAAGAAGAAACCCGCGGACACGGAGGGGATCAGGGCGCCTGCTGTGCCAGATAGGATGCCAGACATTTTTAATTTATGCATAGAAAAAAGTTCCGAGACAATCAGATGTCCGGAGGACACCGCCGGTCTGACCCCCTTCGATCAAGTGTCCTCATCAAAAAAATAGTATCCTGGACCCAAGTCTACAAACGGTAAAGGATCCTCTTCATCGTCATCATCTTCATACTCTTCCTTCTGGAGAATCACCGAGTACTTTACTTTTGGGATGATTTCCTCGTCAGAGTCTTCATCCTCCTCGAGAAGTTCATACATACTCTTCCTTTGCTTTGTTGACTGCGTTTTTCAACGCACGTTCTGCTGGGGTTTCGGGTTCCCATGCATCCCATGAATCTGCACACGCGTTCATATTCATTGCATGTTCATTGTCAGTTCCATCATAGCGACTCCAGGCTGCCTCGACTTCTTCATCGTCCTCGGGTTGGGATCCCTCCTCTCCAGAGTCGTCTTCAGAGTCGTAAACCTCGGGGAACATACTTCCGATTTGTTTTCCAGTGATATTTCGAGCAGCATACATCATTCCGTAGCACATGTCCTGTGATGTGACACAGTCTCGTCCACACGCCTTGGCGTAGTGGGCTGCGAGAACGACGCTGGATTCCATCACGGGTAAGAAAATATCAATCGCGGATTGTTCCATAAAGATGAAGTCTCTAGAGTAATATATGGCGTTTCCTCTAAATACTCTTATTCCTGAACTTGACGATGTTGACAATCAGATGATGTTTGCTGTTGACCCTGCACAAAAGTCTGTGCTCCAGAAGGCTCTGAGTGATGCAGAAGCGCTCTTAGCAGCGGTGGACAAGACCAAGCCTGCAGAGTATGCAGGTGCCATGACACAGGTTATCATGCTGAGACGTCGTCTCGAGTCGAATGTGACTCCACGGGACCTGATGACTCAGCGTATCGCAATTTTAGAAAAGCTTATTTAAGGTGCGAAAATTAGGTGCGCAAAAAAACCAGCGTACTATCAGTAATGACCAATCTACAACTGAAAAAGTTTGATCCGAACATGATCGGCGACGACAAGGTGTGCGTGTTCATCGGAAAGCGTGGAACCGGTAAATCGACGCTCGTCACTGACATCATGTATCACAAAAAGCACATTCCAGCGGGTATTGTCATGTCCGGTACGGAGGATGGTAATCACTACTATCGCCAGTTTGTTCCAGACTTGTTCATCTACGGAGACTACAAGCGAGATGCGATTGAAAAGGTTCTCGAGCGGCAGCGTAGAATTGTATCTGGGGGTGGAAAGTCGAGTGCATTTTTGCTTTTGGACGATTGCATGTACGACAAGGCGTTCATGAAGGATACGTGCATCCGGCAGTGCTTCATGAACGGTCGTCACTGGAAAATCTTTTTTTTGCTGACGATGCAGTACTGCATGGACCTGACGCCCGACCTGCGTGCAAATGTCGACTATGTGTTTGTCCTCCGTGAGAATGTGATTCAGAATCGCGAGCGTCTTTACAAGGCGTTCTTTGGTGTCTTTCCGACGTTCGACATGTTTTGTCAGGTGATGAACGCCTGCACGGAAAACTACGAGTGCCTCGTCCTCGACAACACTAGCAAATCCAATAGAATCGAAGATTGTGTCTTTTATTACAAGGCTCCAATCCGAAAGGGGTTTCGAATTGGATCAGATGCCATGTGGCAATACCACCAGAAGAACTACAATCCTCGGCACGTCGCAACGCCTTTATCAGCTGCAGGGACGCCCACTGCAAGCGCACGGCGTCCAGGTGTGACTGTTAAAAAGGTGTAGTACACTTAGATGAAGCTCACATTGCTTCTGAGTATCATTATATTTTTTGTACTCATTCTTTTGACAAGGACAAAAGAACGAAAGGTTATTGTATCAAGTCATTTTAGAGAAGATCTTACATGGTTAAAACGTGCCACATGGGACGTTGCTGTCATTGATCACGAAGGCTCTGAAACCCCAGCAATTGAGCCATCGATTGTCATTCCAAACAGAGGAAATGAATCGAGTTCATATATACGTTATATTATTGATCATTGGGACAATCTTCCAGATTACATGGCATTTATTCACGGACATGAATATAATAAACATCAAAAATACAAACATCACATGTTGGAACTTATCGAACGTGCTCATCTCACAGGTGATTGTTACATCCCTTTGAATGGGTACTGGCTCAGTGAACCGTCGCCATATAATGTAAAGTCAAGCTACTATTTACAAATTGCTAAATATTGGTATCTTTTTGAGCCATATATAAAACGATACCCGAATCAAAGTTTATTAACTGATGCATGTGGTCAATTTATTGTATCCAAAAACAAAATTAAAAAGTACCCATTCGAAGCGTGGAAGACGTGGTACGATGCCCTGGTCCATCCTGACACACATGGAGAACTTGGGTTTGTTTTTGAATACACTTGGCATTACTTATTTGACCAGCCGTGGCGTATGAAACCAAAGCCAATTCGGCTGCGTCCCCGATTCATAAAAGATTTCATGTGAGACAGTAGACATGGTTATCGAAAACTTGGATTTTGATGGTTCGAGTGACATTGCTCAGCTGATTCAGCAAGAACCAAAGCAGCCGCAGCCGCAGGGTTCTTTTGGTCCACCACCCGAACTCCAGCCAGAGTTCCAGACACGCACAGTTGATCAACGTGAGTTATTTAAACCAGAAATAAAACCTCCTCAAATAGAAATGGATTTCTCGACATCAATAGCTGACATTGTACCAAGTGCTGAGCTGGACAACTACGGTCCTCCTTCGTCCATGGGTGGTCCATACAAGAATCCGCATAACCAGAAGGTGGCTGCACTGAGTCTGGATAACGCCACCTCAGGGACTACGTCTCCTTCGTCTTCAAAAAACCCATTTGGTCTGACTGATGAGCAGTTGAACGCAGTCATCGCAGGACTTGCTGCGACAGTTGCATTCTCCAAGCCAGTTCAGAACAAATTGGCGGATATGATTCCTAAATTTATGAGTGATGCCGGTAACCTGTCAGCGACAGGTATGCTCGCAACGGCATTCATCGCAGCTGTTATATTTTATATTGTAACCAAGTTTATGAAGCCACAGAAAAAGTAAAAAAGAGATGTTCAAATGATAAGTCGCGTTCAGGCTCATTGCTCATCCAGTGGACGATACGTCCCCTGAGAACTTCAAGCCGTTCGTTCCAGTCTTTTTCATTGGAGAGTGTATGATTTGTAGGTGGTATTCTTTATATTATTTTTTTAATTCGAGTATAACTGTCCTGCCATTCCATCCTTGATGCGCAGAACATTGTAGTTTATTGCGTAAAAGTAGTTTCCTGCGGCACCGGAGAGCGTGCTCAGAGACACGCCTGCTGGGGCAACGATGCGATAGGTGTCAATGCGAGAAAAGTTGAGCGTGCCAGTTGGCTGCAGTTTGGATGTATCCAGACAGTATGAAATCAGAGCAACGTTGGCAGTTGCCTGTGCGTGGTTGTAGCCGTAAGGCGTGTGGTAATACTGGGGAACATCGATCCACTGGAACATGGATCGCGAGTCGCCAACATCCACACCGTTAATCTGCGTCTTGAACTGGTAGTTGATGGGTGCAATCTGTGTCGCTGTGCCATATGCTGTTGTGTAGTTGTTGGATGAGAATGCCAGGAACTTAATGGGGTGAGCCAGCGCCAGCTCCTGCATGTTCTGTGTGCCGATGGGGATGCGGTTAACCTGGGTGATCAGCATGTCCATTGGCGTGTTGGCAAAGTACTCACGCTCCGCCTGGTCCAGGTAGACAAAGTTGGTCCACGCCTCATACTGGAATGAGGAGTAAGCCGTGGCTGCTGTGGTTGTTCCGTTGAACACAGACAGTGTAGAAGAAGACAGGCTGGTGCTCCATGTGATGCGAAGCTCAACGTCGTGATACTGGAGCGCCACCAGAGGCAGCGACACGTTCCAGTCCTTGCAGAAGAAAAACTTCAGAGGCAGGAAACCATTTGTAACATTCGTTGGACCGCTGCTGTTGTTGTTCAGGAAACGAGAGGAGAAGTTCTGGGCACCAGTCACTGGCTCAATCTTTGTCATCCATGTAATGTCCTGTGTGTCTACAATCTGACCGCCAATCAGAAGCTCCACCTTGTCGATGACCTTGG